ATGAAAGATAAGAATACCCGTCAGGAATCAGTAACATTATTTCAAGGATTCAGTCAGGAGCAATTGGATGCAATTGGCAAACATGACACAAAAAAAATTGCAGGCGCTACGAGAGAAGTTAAAAAATAAGCATTGTGATATATGTCATCACAGTATGCTTAAATATTCATCTCCAGTAGTTAAATACGATAAATCTGCAAGGCTAAAGAGAATTCAGTGTATGTATTGCCTGACCATATACAATAACAATCTTGAGATTGAATGGGTTGGAATAAGCACTTTGGAAGGAAAGGCATGACATATTTAGCGGCCTATGGCACATTAAGGAAATATGATAACGAGAAAGGAAAGGTTAAGGGATACAGGCTTGTAGTTCCCGGTAATTTCAGCTTCCCTGCAGCGATACCATACAAAGACGAAGAAATAACGGTAGAATTAAATCCAGTAGAAGAATGGGAGCTTTCTGGATTTGACAGGTATGAGAACGTAGGTGGAGGATTATATAAAAGAAAACTTGTAAAAGTAAAAACGGAGGATGGGGAGCACGAAGCTTGGATGTATATTGCAGGAGATGCAATGGTTCAATACTCAAATACATTTAAAAAAGTGCCCAACAATGACTGGGAATGCCTAATGTAATTAAATCTGGTCTAAAAGAAAAAGACCGCGTACTAGAGTTAGCAAGTAAGGACATAGTCTCATTTGGACAAATGTTCTTGCCCGACGATTTTATGAAGAGCAACCCTGCTCCATATCACTATGAACTCAGTGATATGCTATTAAATACTGAAAAAAAGCGCTGTTGTATAATTTTACCTAGAGGTCATAGTAAAAGTACACTGGCAAAAACCGCTCTACTTTATAAATTATACTTCAACCCTGAAGGAAAGAAAGAATTTATAGCTTGGGTAGCAGAGGAACAGTCTCAGGCTATAGACCATATCAAATATATACAATCACACATAGAATATAATCCAGCCTTACTTTATTATTTTGGAGACATTAAGGGAACTAAGTGGACTGAAAAGGAATTTACTACCAGCAAAGGTGATAGGATTATAGGAAAAGGTACTAATCAGAGACTTAGAGGAAGGTCTGAAATAGGGTTAAGATACACTAAAATCGTACTTGATGACTTTGAATCAGAATTAAATACCAAAACTCCAGAAAGGCGCAGGGAAATCAAGGAATGGGTAATGTCTACTGTAGAACCTGCTCTTGAAGAATCAAAGGGAAATGAAGGTGAGGTATGGCTTATAGGCACAATAGTACACTATGATTCATTTTTACAGAGTATATACGATGGTCATGAAGATGCAAAGCGAGAAAAGAGGAGATATGCTTGGGAAGTGATATATCACAAGGCAATGAAAGATGGAACAGCGCTATGGCCTTCGTATTTTTCTAAAGCTAAGTTAAAGGATATCAGGCGGCGATTCGAGGATATGGGGCTTGTGCACAAGTTTGCACAGGAATATATGAACGAGGCCAGAGATATAGACAGCCTTAAGTTCAAAGTTGATAGAATTCAGTATTATTCAGGAGAATACAGAGAAAGTAATGGATTTGGCTATGTACTGACAAAGGAAGATGCAATACCTGTTAATGTATATATAGGTGTCGATTTGGCATACGAAGCAGGAGCCAAGCATGATTATCAGTCAATAGTGGTAATAGGTGTTGATTCTGATAAAAATTACTATGTAATAGACTATTACAGAGAACACTCTCCATTATACCAAATGCCTAATAGAATACTTGAATACTGTAAGCTATATGCTCCTGTAAAGAGAGCTAGTGTAGAGGTTGTAGGTGCTCAAGGTGTTATAAAAGACGCAGTTAGAGAGTTGTCATCACAAGACAGAAAGATGATGCCGGGCATAATAAGAGGCACCAGACCGCCAAACAGAATAAAAAAAGAAGATAGAATAGAATCATTATTATGTCCAATAGTAAACAGGAAAAAACTATTCATTAAGAAAGAAAATACAGAACTTTTTGACGAAATGTTCCAATTCCCAAAAGCGAAACATGATGACCTATTAGATGGGATGTGGTATGCATGTATCAACTCTAGAGCACCATTAAGCAGGAAATTCAATGTCAATGATTTTGATGAAAAGATGGAAAAGGATGAACTTAGTCTGCCAAAAAGTAAGAAGATAAATTGGATTACTGGACTAAGGCTATAAAAAAAAGGTTGACAAATGTGCCATTTTGGCTTATATTGTATGTATGCATAAAGTTAGGAGTTTAAAATAGCAGAATATAACTTAGAAGAACAGAAAGAAAAAGCCGAAAGGTCGTTAGAGCTCTTTAGGCGCTGGCGAGATGCCAGAAAAGACTGGGATGCAGAAGCAAGGCACTCAGTGGATTTTGTTCTTGGAAACCATTATACAACAGGCGAATCTGACGCTTTATCGGCAATAGGTCAGGCAGATTTTGTTATTGACCGCGTATACGCAGCAGTTGATAAATTAAAATCTTTACTGACTTCGAAGTCTCCAAAGTTTACAGCTATAGGGCGGGAAGATTCAGACAATCGTTTAGCTATGGTCTGGCGAACGATACTTGAATATATCTGGGACATCTCTGACGGAGCTACACAGTTCAAGCAGGCAGTGCACGATTACGCAGTAGCAGGTCTTGGATACTTTTATGCATATACAGACCCGGAAGCTGACTATGGAAGGGGTGAAATAAAATTCACTTATGTTGACCCATTTAGGGTATATGTAGACCCGGCATCAAGAGATAGATATTACGATGATGCTACTGGTGTACTATTATCAACGGTGATAACCAAAGAACAGCTCCTTGATTTATACCCCGCCCTAGAAGAATACATAAAAGAGATAGAAACGATGGATATGGAAGAGGATTATCCGGATTCATCAATGAAAAATACAGCCGGGTCATTTACACCTGACATTGTTAAAGATTACGACTTTGGCGATGGTACAGAAAAATATAGGATTCTTGAGCATTTTGAAAAAGTAAAGGTTCCATTCTATAGAATATTTGATTCGCAATCTGGTGCGGAAAAAGTTATGGATATGGAAGAAATGCAGCAATTAATGACTGAGAGTCCAGAAGCTTTTGAACAGGGGCTGGTACAGGCCGTTGAAGTCCTTCAAACGAGAATAAAGGTAACTTGCTCAGTGGGTTCATACATTCTATATGAACGCATATTAAACTCTGATTCTTATCCAATTATACCAGTCCCTAACATTTGGACTAACACTCCATATCCAAAGTCAGACGTAAGTAAAGTAAAGGACTCGCAAAGATTATTAAATAAGCTATTTAGCTTAACATTATCACACGCACAGTCTTCAGCAGGATTAAAACTATTAGTTCCTGAAGGAAGTGTAGATGATTTAAAACAATTAGAAGTAGACTGGGCAAACCCAAATGCAGTTATACAGTATAATCCTGAATTTGGAGAGCCTCACTTTCCTCAACCATCTCCATTAGCATCCGAGTTCTATCATCTTATAGACAGAGTAGAGCATTATATAGACCTCAATTTCGGCATTCCGGAATTAATGCAGGGATTTAAAGAGGGAGCGCCGGATACAGTAAGAGGTACAGCAATGCTTTCAGAGATGGGAGAAAGCAGGGGAAAGTCTAAATTAAGAGATATAGAAGGAAGTTTAGATAGACTTGGCAAAGTAATCTATGGACTTGCTAAGGGTCATTATAACTTTCAAAAAACTTTTCGCATTGTACAACCTAATAATGATATTACAGAATTCACTGTAAACAACAGGTTATACGATGACAAACAACAAGAATTAATGTCAATTGAGAACGATATATCTATCGGTCAACATGATGTTCGAATATTATCAGGTTCAACTTTACCAAGTAATAAGATGGCTGAGTACAATATGTACTTAGAAGCTTACAAATTGAATCTGGTAGACGATGTCGAGGTTTTAAAGAAAACTGAAATCTTTGACAAAGAAGGCGTTCTGAAACGTAAGGGAATGATAATGCAGTTGCAACAACAGTTGCAGGGAGCAACAGAGCAGATTAAGAAACTTGAGGGAGACTTGCAGACAGCCGACAGAGAAGTCAGGCATTCACGTCAAAAAGCCGAACTTGAGAAGTTCAAAGGGGACATTGGTGACATTGCGCAAAAGGCTAAATACCAAGAAAAAGCAAGCATCAACAAACTGGAAACTGCGGTCACGAAGGCAATTGCCAAAGAGGAACTGAAAATTCAGAAGCAGACGATGGAGGATAAAGTAGCCCGAATGGGTGCTGAGGTCTAATAGTATCTGGTTACGTCTCTTTTTAGACATCGTAAGGTGAAACTAAAATAACAAGAGAAAATCAAGGAGGTAATATGGACAATCAACAGGCAGAACAACAAGTCGAACAGCAGGCTGAACCAGGGGCAGTCGAACAAGCCCCTGTAGATTGGCAAGGCGAAAGCAAAAAGTTCCAATCTATGTATGATAGGCAAACTGCTGATTATGACAGGTTGAAAGGCCAGACTGAAAAGTATGCTCAACTTGCAAAAATGCTGGAAAGCAGACCAGACGTGGTAAATGCAATGAGAGATACATTGTCAGGCAATGCCCAAAAGAAGGAGGAGCCCAAAGTAGATGCGGACTCTTTCGACCCTTGGGAAGCTTACTCCAATCCCGGCTCTGAGTCTTACAGACTTAGGCAAAAAGAAAATGAAAAGTTGGTAGGTAGTGCAGTCAAGAAACAAATGGCTGGACTACAGATGCAGATGGGAATGCAGAACTTGAAGAATGAGTTAGAATCTAAGTATGGAATGACAGACC